GCTCCTGTTAAGTTGGACAAGTTCGGATTTGCCCAACCATTTACCCAGCAGGCTAGATCTAATATGTCAAGCAATGATGAGTTTTCCACAAATGGATTGATCAGTAAACCAGCATCAGCTGTAGCAAAGGCGGCTAATGCATTGAGCATGGTGCCCTATGTAGCACCTTATGCTAAGGCCACTAGCATGGTTGCTAGCAAACTAGGAGCCATAGCACGCATTTTTGGGTATTCCAGACCACAGATCATGTCTGACACTCACTCTTATGTACCACACATATGTGGAAACCTTGTAAATTCTGATGCCCCCGAAAACATTTCCAAGCTTTCTTTGGATTCCAAAAATGAATTATCCATTGACACACGAACAATGGGTTTGGGTGGTACTGATGAGTTAACTATACATTCCATAGCTTCACGCATGACTTATTGGAAACAATTTAGTTGGTCAGAGTCAGCAATTTCAGATACTTTGCTTGCATCTATGTCAGTACAACCTTTTTGTGTGGATACCATAAACGTTGATCCCTTGCAAGAAATCCATTCCACTGCACTCGCTTTTGCATCATGTCCCTTTGAGGCTTGGCAGGGTAGTATTAAATTTCATTTCAAAGTTGTTTGTTCCGAATACCATCGAGGCAGGCTGCGTTTGGTATATAATCCAGTCGCAACTACAGCTAATCCAGTAGCTTTTAATCAAGTATATTCAACCACTATAGATATCACAAATGATAGAGAATTTGATTACGAGTGCAAATGGACAGACGTGAGAGCTTGGAATTTGTGCCTTGGTGTACCTCAGGCGTCCACTTCTAATATTTTCAGTACTGTCCAATCTGCAATGGGAGGTACCGATTATGACAATGGTACTTTGTCTGTATATGTGGTAAATGAGTTGGCCACTCCCTCAACAACCAATGCATCTGTCAAAGTTCAGGTTTGGGTTTCAGCTGGTGATGATTTTGCACTATCTGTCCCTGGGTCTAACATTTCAAATCTATCATATTTTCAACAGCAAGCCACACCCGATGACGCTTTGGCAGTAATTAGTGATAATTCCAACAATCCAGTTGGCGGCAATCCAGTAGAAAATTACGGTACTGAACATGCTCCACTGATACATGATGATAACCAATATTTGGTGTATCAGGGAGAGCGCATAGTTTCTTTCAAGGATCTGTTGCGCCGTTATCAGTACCATACTTCCTATTTTCCACCCAAAACAGGTAATGGACATAGATATTATGCTTTGACTGTACCCGGCATGCCTTTGTATAGGGGCTGGGATCCAAATGGCACGGACCAAGCCATAGATTCAACTACAGGCGATTCAAATTACAATTTTTGTTCCATGACGTTGCTCAACTATTTGGCACCAGCATTTGTGTGCCAAAGAGGGAGTATAAGGCACAAGTGGGTTTATGCAGGCACTATATCTGATGACAACGTTGCATTGCTTTCTGTTACCAGGAACACCATGAAACAGGATAATGGTGTGTCAGAGACAAGTTATAGCTTGGATGCTAGCAATCCAGGTACAGTGCGGACTGAGCTGCTCAATATGCAGAGAGCAACCCTTACTGGCACAGCAGTAACACCAGTACATTTGAACAATACACTCCAGATAGAGCTACCATACTACTCAAAAGGTCAAAGGTTCAGGCCAGCGAGGTACTTGAATATGGCAGGTAATGGGGACAATCAATCAGTGGAAATAGCTTGTGAAATTTCCACCAAGACTGTGGAAGCATATGCCCGTCTTGATCAGTTCGTCAGTATTGGCGAGGATTTTACATTTGGCATGTTTGTGGGAGCACCAATCATGTATTCATATGGAAATCCAATAGCATCTTAGAAGATGCACAATTGACTGGGGTCAATTTAGTCGTGTGGACTATAAACACCGTTAAGAACCAACAAGTTTGTTGGTAGGATACTCTTCGGCGGTCGAAGGGGGGTGCACAGTAATGTGTACCTGGACGAGACTTAAAATAGTCTTACATTTATCGTTGTACGATAGAGCAGGTTTTGTAACAACCTCGAGTAAGACTTCCGTCTTGTTCGAGTTGTGAAATTTTTTACTTCTCTGGGTCGCAATTTTATAAATGAATGTCCGAACTATATGTTACACAGTCAATCGTAGGGTTACAATTTACCTTACGCAATTGGCTCGTGTTCGGGCCGCTTACGCT